CGCGGCCATCTTCATAGACAAACCAGGAGGTAGTGATCCGCAGGCGGCGCGCGTTGATGCTCGCAAAGCTTTCCGCGACATGATGGCAGTGGCCCCAAAGGCAACGCACCCTGTTCTAGAGCGTGTAGTTGTGGAGGATCAATCAATCTGGTGGCATAGTGGCGGTGGGCGCGTCAGACACTTTGAAAGGCTGCGCGAAGGGCTGGACGCGATTTATGCGGTATTCTTCACCGGAGACAGGAGACGGGCATGAGTGGCTACGAATGGAAGGGCTATCGCATGGGGTATACGGTTACTCACTTCGACATGCTCCAGATCCGCATACCGGACCCGTGGTGGCGCGCCCCGCTTGTGAGCGCGGGCCTTCTGCGTCCCAAATATCGGAAAGCCACCCGAGAGGATATTCAGAGAAACATGTCGCGCAACGCGGCAGCGCAAGAGGCAATGGCGGCGCGCATGTTGGCGACAAGTGAAGCGATAGAAGAAAACTATTGACGCGGCGGGAATTACACATAAAATCACCATAATCCAAAAGAGCGCCCGGGGGAAACCTTGCGGCGCTTTTCGTTTTCTCCGGGCGCTACTCCAAAAGGCAACCCCGCCAGCCTCGAGCGCCGATATGCGCAAGTCAACGGTCTGCGCTCAGGGCGTCTGCTTGGGGCCGAATATCGGACGGCGGCACACAAACAAGGGACAGTGAGCAATGGCTCTCCTACAAGACCCGGCCCGCAAATGCGCGGCTGTAACCCCGAGCGATTCAACGCCAGTCGGTGACGTTCGCGGCGTATTCGTTGGCACAGGCGGCAACGTCGCTCTGCGGCTGATTGGTGACACAAGCGCTGTGGTGCACAAGAACGTGCCATCCGGCTCCTACCTGCCTGTCCGCGCCACCTACATCTATTCCACAGGCACGACCGCAACCGACATCGTTGCGTGGTTCTGAGGGGCGGACGTGGACGCCGAGACTAAGGGCAAGATCATCCGCGACATGATGGGCGGCATGTCTCTCTCGGATGTGTGCAGGCAAAAAGGCTACCCACACAGATCTACAGTCTATGACGAGTTAGCGGCTGACGCTGCATTCGCCGACATGTACGCGCGCGCATGCGAAATCCGGGCGGATCATCTTCTTGATGAATTGATCAGTATCGCTGACACGCCCAAGATTGGCGAGAAGCGCAAGATTGATGCCGACGGCAGCGTTGAAATCACTGAGGGCGACATGACGGAGCACCGCCGCCTCCAGGTTGACGCGCGTAAGTGGGCGATAGCGAAAATGGCCCCCAAGAAATACGGCGACAAGCTGGACCTGAACCACAGCGGCGAGGTCCGGATTGCCAGCGTGGAGATGCGGTTTGTTAGACCTGCACCTGATACCGGAGACGCCTGAGATATTCGCCCCGCTGTGGGAAAAGCAGGCCCGGTATAAAGGCGCGTGGGGTGGCAGGGGCAGCGGTAAGTCGAACGACCGCGCGCAAGCTGTTGTTTTTCGCATGGCGCTGGTGCCGGGGTCCAGAATTGTCTGTCTTCGTGAAGTGCAGAACTCCATCAAGGACTCGGTCTACCAACTGGTCTGCGATTGGATACAGCGGCTAGGGCTTGGCGCGATGTTTGAAATAACCCGCGACGAGATACGCGGGCCGAAGGAGTCGCTCTGCATCTTTCGCGGGATGAAGGACCAGAACGCGGAAAGCATCAAGTCTCTGGAAGGATATGACATAGCTTGGTTTGAGGAAGCGCAGAAATGTTCGCAGCGCAGCCTTGATCTTCTCCGCCCGACAATCCGCAAGCCGGGGTCGGAGTTGTGGTTCACTTGGAACCCCGACGCCAAGACGGACCCGGTTGATTTGTTTCTGCGGCGCAATACGCCTGAAAACGCCATCGTCATCAAGGCGAATTACGATCAGAACCCTTGGTTCCCGGAGGAACTAAAGGGCGAACGGCTTCTAGACCTATCCGGAGACGCCGCCAGATACAGGCACATCTGGGAAGGCGACTACCAGGAGTTAAGTGACCGGCAGTTGATCAACTCGGCATGGGTTGAGAGCGCCAGAAAGCGCAAGGTTGATGCAAGCCCGGCGGACGAAGTGACGATGGGCGTTGATGTTGCCAGATACGGCGACGACGAAACGGTCATAGCCTTTCGGCGCGGCAGGGACGCCTATTCGGAGCCTTGGGTTGTCTTGCGCAAACTGGACACGATGGAGACAGCAGCGCGGATCGCCAGCCATTTCGAGCGTGTGAAGCCGAACGCGCTGTTCGTCGATGAAACGGGGGTCGGCGCGGGCGTTGTGGATCGACTGAAGCAGCTTGGCTATCCGGTCATAGCGGTCAACTTCGCTTCATCGCCTGATGGTCTGACGGACGCCAAGACAGCAAACAAGCGCGCCGAAATGTGGGTGCGAATGCGGGAATGGCTCAAGGGTACGGTTGGCCTTCCGGATGATGACCGGCTCGAGGCCGAACTGACATCGGTCGAGTACAAGCACGATGCCAACAACGCCATCCTGCTTGAGCGCAAAGAAGACATGAAAAAGCGCGGGCTTCCTTCGCCGGATCGAGGTGACGCTCTGGCGCTGACCTTCGCTTATCCGGTGACGAAACTCACGGACACTTGGGAACAGCATCGCGGCCCTGACGGTCGCTCTGACGCAACGGGTTATTAATGGACGGCAGCACATTCGGCCCGGTCGAGAAGCTTGGCGCTATTCTCGATCTGGACAATATTGCGGAGCACTTGCCGCCCGAAGACCTCGCCACCATTGGGTCTGACGTTGTGCAAGAGCATGGCATTGATCATTCGTCCATGAAGGATTGGCGCGAGCGCATGGAGCGCGGCCTTGATTTGGCGGCGCTGGTCAAGAAGGAAAAGACCTACCCGTGGAAGGGCGCGGCTAACCTCAAGTATCCGCTGATCACCACGGCGGCCCTGCAATTCAACGCACGGGCCTATCCGGCCATTGTCCCTTCGGATGACGTGGTGAAGGTGCAGGTGCACGGCAATGACACCACTGGCGCAAAGGCGGCGCGCGGCGAGCGTGTCGGGCAGTACATGTCATTCCAGCTTTCCTCAGAGGTCGAGGAATGGGAGGAGACGACCGACGAACTTCTAACCGTCCTGCCGATTGTCGGGACCGTGGTTCGCAAGGTCTGGTTTGATCCAGTTGAAAACCGCAACCGCGTTCGGCTGATTGATCCGCGCAAATTCGTGGTCAACGCCTCGGTAAAGGTGCTGGCAGACGCGCCGCGCGTTGGCGAGGAGATTGAACTCTATCCGTCCGAGATCAAGTCGCGCCGCCTGTCCGGGTTTTACCGCGACATCGACTATGTTGAAAACGCGGGCGAGGACAAGGAAGCGGTCCAGACATTCATCGAGCAGCACCGCAGGCTGGATCTGGACGGCGACGGATATGGAGAGCCATATATTGTCACGGTTCACAAGCAAAGCCAGAAGGTCGCCCGCATCGTGGCCGACTTCGAGCAGGGCGATGTAAAGCTTGGCCCGCAAGGCGTTGTGGCTATTCGCCGGGGCAGCTATTTCATCCCCTACCACATGCTGCCGCCGATTGAGGGCGGGTTCTTCGGAACGGGTCTTGGCTTTCTGCTCGGGGATATTTCCGAGACAATCAACACCATCATCAACATGATGATTGACGCGGGCCACATGGCTTCGCAGGGCGGCGGTTGGATTGGCTCTGAGTTTCGCCTGAAAGGTGGAGTGCAGCAATTCCAGCCGGGCGAGTGGAAGCTTGCCAGCGTTGCCGGGGGCGACATCAGGAATTCTCTCATTCCGATGACGTTTCCCGGCCCTGATGCGACACTATTCCAGCTTCTCGGGCTTTTGATTGAGGCGGGCAAAGAGGTTGCGTCGGTCAAAGATGTGATGACGGGCGACACCGGCGGTCGGAATATGACGGCCACCACGACGCTTGCTCTGATTGAGCAGGGCATGACGGTCTTTACTGCGGCTTACAAGCGCATCTATCGGTCACTGAAGAAGGAATTCAAACTGTTTGCGCGGCTGAACCAACGCTTCCTCAGCCCGGAGAAATACAGCGCCTTCCACGACATCACCGACCAGAATGGTCAGATGGTTCCGCTGGACCCGCGCCGGGAGTTTGACCTGTCTGATATGGACATCACCCCGGTCGCCGATCCGCGCAGCGTCACGAAGATGCAGGAAGCGGCCAAAGCCGAAGTTCTCATGCAGATGGCGGGGCAGGGCCTTGTCGACAAGGGCGAGGCGGCACAGCGCATTCTCCAGGCGTCCAGCATACCGGATACCGAGGCTTTGGCTCCCAAGCCGGACCCGATGCAACAACAGATGATGCAGATTCAGACGCAGGTCATGCAGGCGCAAGCCGCTGTGGCGATGGTCAGCGTCGAGAAGGCTTTGGCCGAGGTCGATGAGATCAGGTCGAAAACCATGAAGAACGTAACCGATGCAGCGGCCACAGATGCAACCGTGAGGTTGGATCAACTGAAGGCCGTAATTGAGGCTGTCAGAAATGGACTTGGCGAAACTCTCGGACGTGGACCTACAGGAATGGCGGGGCCATCCAATCACGGAACTTCTCAGGAATTGCTTGAAGGCGAGCCTAACGGCGCAACGCAATTCGGCAACAGCGGCCTATTGGGCGGGAACGCCTTGGCCGGAGGAGGGCAGGCTATCCCTGCTGAAGGCCCAAGCCCTATGGGAGGACCTTTTTGAAGTCAGCGCGGATGAACTGCGCAATGCGATGGAGCGGATGGAATGAATGAAAGCGGCATAAAGCCTATCGAGTTCAATGTGTTGGTCTTGCAGGACAAGATCGAAGAAAAGACGAAAGGCGGGCTGATCCTCGCTGACGACTTCCGCGACAAGGAAAAACACGCACAGGTCCGAGGGACCATCGTTGCGCTGTCGCCCTTGGCCTTCAACGAAGACATCTACCCTCAAGCGATGGAGAAGCCAAAGGCGGGCGACCGCGTGGCTTTTGCCCGTCATGCGGGGGCATTCATCGTTGGCGCGGATGGCGTCGAATATCGGATTGTCAAAGACAAAGATGTGGTGGCGGTGATCAATGGCTGAAGATGACGAAGACCTGAAAGAAGGTCAGGACGCAGAAGTAACGGTCGACCCGGCGCTTGCCGACGAGGCCCGGAAATACGGATGGAAAGACAAGGACGAATTCACGCTGGCCCCCGATGGGTGGGTTGATGCGGAGCGGTTTCTTGAACTGCCATCGACGCAACTCAAGATGGTTCGCGACACGAAGCGCGAGCTTGAGAAGCAACTGAAAGAGCGCGACGAGCAATTCTCCCGCATCGAACGCACGTCCATGACGGCAATCGAGCGGGTTCGCCAGCAAGAGCGCGAGAGATACGATCAGCAGGTCAGGGACCTCGAGGCGCAGAAGCGCGCTGCGGTCGAGACGGCTGACACCGAGGCATTCGACAGGGCCGAACAAGCCCGCCAGCAATTGCGCCCGCCGGTCATTGAGGAAGTCCCGCAAAAGCAGCCGGATTATCTCGAGGCGGCAACATGGACGAAAGACCCGGCGGCAGCGGCCTTCGCATTCCGGTTGGTCGAGGACAATCCGAGGATCAAGTATCTTCCGCCAGAGCGGCAGGTGGCTTGGGCAGCAACGCAGGTCAAGGAGCACTTCCCGGAACTGTTTGACGAGCCGAAGCAGGAACAGGCACCCCCCAGATCGGCGCGGGTTGATGGCGGTGGGCTTGGGTTCAAGACCCGCACGAGAGGCCCGGACGATCTGCCGCCGGACGTGCGCAAGATCGCCGAAAGTTTCGTCAAGGAAGGCGTCTACAAGTCGGTCAGCGACTACGCCAAAGACTTTTATGAGCAAGGGGAATGAAATGACGCGCGAAGCAATCAAGACAGAGCGCCGCCGCCGCAATTCAGACGGCCTTGCTGGTATCCGCAACCGCCTCGGCCACAGCGAGGAGATGGACAAGGATTACGTCTATCGTTGGGTGAATGACGAGGGGACTCGCGTTCATCAACTGACAGTGAACGACGATTGGGATTTTGTTGTGAGCCGCGATGGCTCGGCAAAAGCAGATGCAACCGGGCTTGGGGCGAATGTCTCTGTCCCGGTCGGCACTGACAAGAACGGCGCGCCCGTCAAGGGTGTGCTGCTGCGGAAACGCAAGGACTATCATGATGAAGATGAAATGGCGAAGCGCCGCCGCATTGATGAACTGGAAGCCGGACTGAAGCAAGGGGCAACGCCCGGAGCAGATCAGGAACGGCAGTACGTCCCCGCCGCTGGAATCCGTATCGAGACGGGCAGCCGGGGCTGAACATCAACCATTTAGGGGATAGCTATCATGGCTAACGCTAATGCTCCGGCCGGGCTTCGTCCCGTTCGGTATCTGAGCGGTGCACCCTACAACGGCGCGGCGAACCGCTATTCGATTCCCTCGACCGACAGCACCGCAGTCTATATCGGCGGCATGGTGAAACCTGCTGGCTCGGCTGACGCTAATGGCGTCATGACCGTGACCGGCAACGTTTCGACCGGCAACGCCGTCATTGGTGTCGTGGTGGGCGTGGAGCCTGTCACTGCATCCAGCACCATCTACCGCGAAGCTTCCGTTGACCGCTATGTTTGGGTTGCAGACGACCCGAACCTTGTCTTTGCGGTTCAGGAAGACGCCGTGGGTGGCGCACTAGCGGTCACGGCTGTGGGTAACTCCGCAGACGGTATCGGCTTCACGAGCGGCAGCACCACGACCGGTCTGTCGTCCTTGCAGTTGGACACCTCGACCGCGACCGCCTCGGGCGATGCGACCGAAGATTTCTTGATCGTCGGTTTCTTGCAACGTCCGAACAATGAAGTCGGAGTCGCCAATGCGAAAGTGCTCGTTCGTCTGAACAATCACTTCTTCATTGACGGCCAGGCTGGCGCATAAGGAGGGCTAGTCAATGTCAGTTATTACCACTGGCGCACACCCTAAAGCCCTCTGGCCCGGCGTGCGCAAATTCGTGATGGGTTCGTATAACGAATTCCCCACGGAATACACCGAAGCCTTCGACATGAAGACCTCGGACATGGCCTACGAAGAAGATGTCGAAACGACTGGCTTCAACCTCGCGCAGATCAAGTCGCAAGGCGGTGCTACGACCTACGACTCCCATTCGCAGGGCTTCGTGAAGCGCTATACCCATGTGGCCTATTCGTTGGGCTATGTGGTGACGCGCGAGGAACGCGACGACAACCTCTACAAGTCGCGGTCTTTCAAGCGGGGCGAACAGCTTTCGTTCTCGTTCCGCACCACGAAGGAAATCGTTGCGGCCAACGTCCTGAACCGTGCGTTCGACACGAACTACACGGGTGGCGATGGCAAGGCGCTCTGCGTGACCGACCATCCGTCCCTGGCGGGCAACTGGTCGAATACG